CCACGTTATGAGATGACATACCGCACTCTAAATCATAGTTAAAATAGACACCCAAAACCTCGCGATGTAGAACACCACTTTCCACGCGCTCGGCATACTTATCTAATACATCAACCTTACGGCGAACGATTTTTATGGGAACGTCGTAGTTTATACCATCTATTGTTATCATGTTGTACCTATAATTAGACTTGCGCCTTGACGGTTGTTTTCTTTGTCAATAGCTGGTTTCAAAATTCTAACCAATTCCGCTAAAGAACCCTCGAATCGTATTACTATTTCACCACCGCCGTTGTTATTTGATTCCTCCCGTACAATCTGGCGTAATAACCTTTCTGGCGATTCGATGTTCATGCCGCTCTTTTGGTCACCTAAGATAGCGAGGAATTGCGCGTTAGGCGGAATAACCGCGCCAGTGGCAAGATGCGGTATTTGCGGAGCGGACACAAAAGAAAAACTTGGCACGCCAGGGATGAGGCTAGTTACGGAATTAGACGCACCGATAATTGAATTGATACCCGACACGACTCTTGAAATCATGCCGTTTATAAGAGAGATAATATTATTCAGTATGCCTTTTATATTATTGTAAATTCCTACAAAGGCGTTTTGAAAGGCAACGCGAATGTCAATTAGTCCTTGTGTAAAGTTTTCGCGAAGTGCCCTAAGCCAGTTAGCAAGATTCTGTCCGAACTCTAAAAATCGCCTGAGTCCCTCACTGATAAACATTATCAACGCGCCCAACATAGCATGAACGCCTATCTTCCAAACCTCTGTAAGCCATTGTGAAATCTTGCCCCAATTTTGAATAACGGCTATCACTGCCAATATTGCGGCGACAATAAGCCAGACAGGATTAAGGATAAGAAGCAACGCCGCAACAAAGATTCCGATTATTAGAACGATAACTTGAAAAGCATCTTGGTTATTTTGTATCCATGTATTCAATTCTTTCAGCCCCTCCGTGACATATTCCAACGCGCTAATAATTAAGTCACCTGTCCATTCACCGAGTGGTTTTAAGAAACTTTCCCAAAGCCATGTACCTAAAGGCTCTAAGGCTATCAAGGCTGTATTCAATGTTTCGGCGGCTTGCGCGAGTAGGTCTAAAAATGTCGGCAACAACTCTGTAACCGTCCATTCACCAAGAGGCACAAGGATATTATCCCAAGCCCATTTCAAGCCCTCCCAGATAGTTTGACCGAGTGGCTTTAATGACTCACTTAATCTACCAAGTGCATCAGTTACAGGTTGGATAAACTCCAAAAACATGCCTTTCCACTTATTGACCTTTTCTTCAAGTTCCGCAAGAGATGTATCAATAGAAGAGGAATCAAGTTCGGGGATAGATAACCCGCCTGTATCTAATACAGGTAAATCAGAACCACTGCCAGCACCAGCACCAGAACCAGCACCATCACTCAATCCACCTAAGGTGTCGGCTGTTTGTTGTTGCAGTACATTCAATTGGTCAAACGGAGCAAGCGCACCTTTGGCTTCTTTTCCGGCTTTTTTCATTTCTTTAGCCAGTTTGCCTTGCGATTTAATAGCACTATCTGCCGCTTTTCCGGCTTTACTCGTACTGTCGGCTACCGAGTTTATCGCGGATGTCGCGCTTCCCGCTCCCAACTGGACACCAAACAAAATTGATACAATTTGTGCCAGTCTATTAAAAAAGATGACAAGTGTATCAATCACGCGACGGATATAAGGAATTATCGCCGTTAATATCGGAATGAGCGCATTGCCAATTGCAACCTTTAAGTTTAAGAATGACGCACTAAGTGCACCAACCTGCCCAGAATAGGTACTTGTCAACTTTGCCGCATCACCAACTTGAAAACGGCTTTCTTGTAATATCCCGTTAACTTCAGCTTGTATCTTTTGCTCTTGTGTTAACATCGCAACTGTTGACCCGATACTTTCTGCATAATCTTTCCACAAAAGCGATATATTACGGGTTACGCCTGCATTATCAACAAGCACGCTGTTCTCGTTTCTTAAACCTTCGGTAGCGGTTTTAATTGCTTCGCCCATTGTTAAATGCGCTGCACGCCCAAAGGCGGCACTATCTTTTAGCGCGTTTAGCGTTTTTTCGATTTGTTCAGTGGAGTAGCCCCGCAACAAAAGATTTTTGTATGCTGTTACCGCATCGCTAGCCGTTACAAGTCCGTCACTAATAAATTCCGTGATGAAGTCTTGTGCTCTGCTAAAACTACTCCCTGTCCCGTCTACAACCGACTTCAAACCAATCATGGCGTTTTGTAAATCAGCCGCTGATTTTACAGCATCTGTCATAAGCGCGCCAAACGATATACCGACTGTTGCCGCAAGCGCTAAACCAATAAATCGAATTGATTTTAGAATACCACTCAAGGCTGATGACATGTTGCTTGTCATTTTTTTAACGCCAGCATTGAACCCTTTATCATCAATTGAAGTATCAATTTTTATGCTACCGTCATATTGCTTCATTATTTCTTGTTACCTTTTTCGAGCAATTCCATGAACTTTGCTTCGGCTATCTTTTGTTCAAGCGTTCTGTCGTCTATCTCTGGTACATCGAACAAGTCGCCCATTTCGGAAATCGCTTGTTTTTCTTCTTTAGTCGTTTTGCCTTTGTAGTGCCTATGACGTAGACTGATTAACTGGCAGAATGTTGTTTCAGAACCTAAGTCCATAAACAAGGCAAAAAATTTCCACCAGTGCATCTGTGCTGTATCAAGGTCAATATTGTGCGTCTGCCTGAACGCGGCATAGATGAGATTCGCATCCTTACTAAACGAAAAGGTCCTGATGGGAGTCTTTGCGTTTTTGTCTTCGTCGGTTGCTTTGCCACAATTCAAGAACCATAATGCTTTTTCGTAAGCCTTCTGGATGTTTGGTGGGATGTTGTCACCGTAGATACACAATAGCAAAACTTCTGCTTTTTCTTGCTGTGCTAGTGTTTCATCCTCAAACGCAAGCATAATACTAAGCGCGTGTCGAAAGTCTGTGTTTATCTTATATAGCTTCCCGTCAACTTCTAAATATTCAGGCGGGGAAGAAATTAAGATGTTACTCATCGTTTGCGTTTATTCTTTTTTGCACTTGCCAAAGTCGTGTATTGCTCTACTTTTTCAGTGCGTGACTTCTTGATATAAGGCGCGAGTTGTTGAAAAAACTGCAAAAACGCATCCAACACAATCGCATCACCAAATACCCGTTTGCTTGTACCTTCGCCAAAAAGTATGTCAATTTCGGCGCGGAACTTTTCGCCTGTCTCACGCAAGAAACGTAAGCGGTCTTTTGCGTTGACGGGTAAACCTTTACTGTCTAGCTCCGTGACCGCTTCCAGTTTTTCTGCTTCGGCTTTGTAGGTTACAACGTCCTTTTCTAATTTCGCCTGCAAGGCGTAAAACTTTTCGACAAAAAGTAAATCCTTTGGGTTGAAAATTAATAGGTTATTCGGGTCGTCATTAATGGCGAGGCGAACCTCGCCATTGTCAATTCGTAAAGAATCCATCCATAAGCCTTTCTGTTATTCTGATTCTTCAGCCGCTGTGAATGTTTTTGTAACAGGGTCAAAAGTGCCAAGCACCGCATCACCGATGTAATTCAACGTACAATTCAAAGCATTAGGCGTACCGCCATCACCGCCAAAGGTATCAAACGAGATAGATACTCTTTGCTGTTCGGCTGGGTATTCACCATCTATTGCGTCTTCGTACATCCAAACATTAACAATAGTTGTTTCAGCGGCAGTACCCACAACGCGGGCTTTACGTTTTGCCTCTAGGTAATCTAAGACCGCATCACCCTTTTTATACTGTGCCTCAATCGGCATGGTAGGGGCGTAACGGTCAACTGAAGATGTCGCGCTATCTTCATGAATATAGGTCACGGTTTCGACTTCTGGGTTGTAATTGATTGTGCCAGTTGTGATACCGTCACCCATTAATTCATAAACTGGTGTATCGTCAGAAGATACATCCATAAAAGTACGAAACTGTGAGCGTTTAGTTTTTGTTGCCATTTATTACTCCTTCGGTTGTTGTTCGTATTGCAACCGACAATTAATTTGATATATACTCGTTCCGCTTTCACCCTCCTGGTATAAGAAGCCATCTTGTACGGCTTCAATTAATTCACAAGTCATACCTTCGGGCAAAACCGGTAAATCTTCGTCATGTGTTTTTTGTTCTAACCAGTCCGTAAAATGCTCGTTGAACTCGCTATTAGCTATTCGTTCGGCATTGTCAGCGGTCAAGTTGCCAAATTGGAAGGCGAAAGCATATTCACGTTGCGAACCACCGTTTATGTATTCTGCTAATATTTTGTCATTCGGCAACGGCACAATCGAATAAGATGTTTCTGTGCCTGAAAGGTAGTCCACATAAAAAGGCGCATCCTCTTGTAGTAAGGTACATTTGGAAATGAAATCTGATAACGCGCTAATTATGCTGTTCGGAAATTCATCACTCATGGACTACCCTTTACCTTTCATCATTGCTTTTGCCTTTTTGATAATCTTCACGCCGTGTACTGCTTTCATGCGTTCGAACCAATAAGCACCACGTAATCCGACTTCACGCTTTGCAGGTTTGTAATATCTCACCTTTGCGTACGGGGCAACCCACTGGACTAAACCGCTTCCAACCTCTGTACCTAAGATACCGGTACGAATCAATGTACCTGTTCTCAAAGGCGTGTACGGTTGTGATAATCGCAAGACTTCGCTATCCACGAACCGTTGCGCCTTATTGAAAAGGTGATTCCATTTTGGCTTGTAGTTTGTGTTAAACGAAAGTTCTGCTTTCCCGTTAGCGGTAATAATAAGTACGCCTTTGGGAGTTTCAACAAACTGGCGTTTTGCTAATTTACCTATTTCGCACCTACTTCATAATGCTGTACGGCTTCGCTACCTTCGAGCATGTCGTCAAC